TTGGGTAAGTTCTGCTCCTGCTGGTGGATCTACTGCCAATGTTCAAACTTTTACTTCTAGTGGTACTTGGTCAAAACCATCTGGCATTACCTATGTGCAAGTTTGTGTATGGGGAGGTGGCGGTGGTGGTGGCGGTGGTGCTCAAACAAGTAGCGGAACAAATATTGCTGGTGGTGGTGGCGGAGGTGGTGGTGCTAGAGTAAGGCAATTATTTTTAGCCGCTTGTTTAACTTCTACAGTTTCAGTAACTGTTGGTGCTGGTGGAACAGGCGGTGCTGGAACTTGCAGTATTACTGGAAATGGTGGTTCTGCTGGTGGCACTTCTTCTTTTGGTTGCTATGTAAAATCTTATGGTGGCGGTGCAGGATCAGGTGGTGGTCAATCTGGTTGCTACCCTTCTACTATTTATCCTGCTGGCGGTGGAGGCGGTGGTTCTGGTGGTGCTGGTCAAGGTGGATCTTTAGGCACAGGAAATTCTGCTGGTGGTCAGCCACAATCATCTGCTTTTGGTTCTACAACTAATCGCAATTCTATTAGCGGTGGTGGCGGTGCTGGTGCAACTGGTTGTTGTGCGGGTAATGGCGGAAATGCAGAATGGGGCGGTGGCGGTGGAGGTGGTAAAGGAAGTTACTACAATTCTTATTGTGGTGGAAGTTCTTTATATGGTGCTGGTGGTGGTGGACATGGCGGTTTTGTCAGGGGAAATGGTGGAGTTGTAGGCTCTGGAACTGGCGGCACTTCTGGATCTTATTCAAATGGTGGTGGTGGTGCTGGTGGTTCAACTGGTTCAGCAGGATCTAATGGAACACAAACTTTAACTAGTTCTGGAAGTGGTGCTGGAGGCGGTGGTGCAAGCAATGGTGGCACAGGCGGAAATGGTGGCACAGGCGGCTCTTATGGTGGAGGCGGTGGAGGCGGAGGTTCAACTCATGCTGGAACTGCGGGCGGTAATGGCGGAACTGGCGGAACTGGTGCTGTTAGAGTAATGTCTTGGTAATATGTATTATTTAATATACAATTTATTATTTAAAGGAAATTATTGTGAGTGATGCCACAACAGAAATAGTTGGTACAGAAGATAAAAAAGACCAATTAAATGGGTTTTATCATTTTCCAACTGTAATTTATAGCATTGATAAACCAGAATTTTTAGATGATGCTAAAAATGCTTGTAAAAAAGCAATAGCCAAAAGAAAAAAAGATGCAAAATTAGATGAAATTTATCCTGTCTATATGACAGATAACTTGTTTGAATACAAGGGAATGGATAAATTATCTCAATATATCGGACAAACCGCTTGGAATATTCTTTCCGAACAAGGTTATGCCATGAATGATCTTAATACTGTTTTTACTGAATTTTGGTGTCAAGAACATCATAAATTATCAGGAATGGATCAACATGTTCATGGATATGGATCACAAATTGTAGGTTTTTATTTTGTAGATTGTCCAGAGGATTGCTCAAGAGTGGTATTTCATGACCCAAGAGCAGGAAAAGTTCAGATTAATTTGCCAGAAACAAATATGGTAAATGCAACAGCCGCTAGTAATTTAATTAATTTTGAGCCAAAAGAAGGCATGATGATGTTTACAAATGCTTGGTTAGCCCATTCATTTACTAGACATTCTTCTAATAAACCAATTCGATTTATTCATTTTAATTTAACAGTTCAACAATCCATTCAATTACAAGTTCCTGCACCAGCAGAGGTTGTATGAAATACCGAATCCGTTTCAATAAAAGCAGAGGAATGGAAGGAAGGGGTTCAAAAGATCATGTCTGGAGAGTATTTGAAGGTGATAAAGAATATCTTTTTAAACATTTTGTATTGAATGTGCCATCAACAAGCGAAAAAGAAGCCAATAGTGAAGATTGGAATGTTGTTTGTGATGGTGTAATGGTTATTGATAAAGATACTTCCACAGTTATTATCAATAAAATATAATTTATTTAAATAATTTAAGGAAAAAATTATGTTAATTGCAAAAGTTAATGGCACAGCAGTAGAAAGTTTTTCTTTTTACGGAACTAATGATTTTGTTGATGTAACATCAATATCTACTGCGGATAAAAATTATCTAACATCAATTTCTAGTTTGCCTGTTATTTCTGAATTGCCATACAACACAGCTACAGAAACCATTGTTGCAGTTGATCCTTTTGTTAAAAATGGATTTGTTTATACTGTTGCAGTAAAGAAAATTTGATGTATGATATATGAATGAAATATAGCATTGTCATACCAACTTATAATAATTGCGAAAAATACTTAAAACCTTGTATTGATTCAATTATTAAATATACCAATATGGATGAAGTGCAACTGGTGGTATCTGCCAATGGTTGCACAGACAATACAGAAGCCTATTTAAATTATTTGGCTACTGCAATTCCTCATTTAAGTTATACCATTTCAGAAAAACCATTAGGTTTTGCCAAAGCCATTAATGATGGCATTGAAATGGCAACTTCTCAAAAAATTGTTCTATTAAATAACGATACTATCCTATTAGATCAACCTAAAAATAGATGGTTGGAATGGTTAGATCAAGGAGATATTAATTATGTTTTAGGACAATATTCACCCATTACTGAAAGACAGTTTGGTATTTTCTTTTGTGTAATGATTGATAAAAAAGTCTTTAAAACTGTTGGATTGTTAAACGAAGATTTCGGTACTGGTGGCTGTGAAGATATTGAATTTTGTTTAAAAGCTGAAAATGCAGGGTTTACCTTAACAGAATGTAGTAATAATGGTACTTATCCTATATATCATGTGGCTGAAGGAACTATGCACGATCCAGCATTAGTGCAAGATTGGAAGGCAAAATTCCATGCTAATGAATTGAAATTAGCCAAACAATACAACAGGGAATACTATAAATATCTTCTTTCTAATAATTATGAAAGAGCAGTATTTTTAAAAGGTGATCCAGTATTTCCTAGAGAAACTGCAAGGTATCAATGGGCGGCTAAAAATTTAGATGATAGAACTAATGTAGTTGAAATTGGATGTTCAACTGGTTATGGAAGTCAATTTTTCCCAGCATATTATGATTATGTTGGTTTGGACTATGACTCTATAATTATCCAAGTTGCCAATCAAGAAGATTGGGGACTTAATAGAAACTTTGTATATGCCGACATCAATACCTATGATTTAGGCAAAGTCGCCACAATCATTGCTTTTGAAGTTATTGAGCATTTAGATAATGGTTTGGAAATATTAGAAAAGTTGAAAGATTATTGTGAAACTTTATTGGCTTCTGTTCCTTGGAATGAGCCAAAAGGTTTTTGGGGTGAACATCATAAATTGCATGGCTTAAATGAAAGCCACTTTAAAGGTTTTGAATTTGCTTATATCAATCATGCTGGAATTATAACCAATACTCCAGAGCCTATTAGTCAATCCAACCCATCTAATTTAATGCTTCTTAAATGGACAAAATCCTCTGTTCAGTAGCAACTAGGGGTAGATACTTTACTACCCTACCATTGGTTCTTAATGCCATTGTTAATCAAACTAAGCTCCCAAATAAGCTAATTATTTTTGATGACAATGATGAGCCCAAGGATATGCGAAATGAAATGATTTATAACTATTTCTTTCAAATATTAAATGTAAAAAAAATTGAATGGGAATGGGTATATGCTGAAAAAAAAGGACAGCATTATATTCATCAAATGTCTAATGAAATAGCCAGTAGGAATGGTTATACATGGGTATGGAGATGCGATGATGATGCCATTCCAGAAGCTAATGTATTAGAAAATTTATATCGGTACACCACTCCTGATATTGGTGCTATTGGTGGATCTATTTTGACACCACCTTATTTTCCAAATACATTTGATACAAAATGTGATATAGATCACATTAATGATGAACCTAATATCCAATGGAATTACATAGATAAATGCAAGCAAGTGGAGCATTTACATTGTTCTTTTTTATATCGGGCTGGAGTTTATGACTACAACTTAGGTTTATCTCGAGTAGCCCATAGAGAAGAAACTTTATTTACTTGGGGATTACATAAACGAGGGTATAAAGTTTTAGCTGTTCCTAATGCAGTAACTTGGCACATGAAAAATCCTGAAGGCGGTATTCGTAGTGAAACTAAAGAAGAAATGTATGCCCATGATGAAACAATATTTAGGAATTTTGTATGTTATAGAAATTATAATATTGTGGTTCTTAATTGTGGTCTTGGGGATCATATTGTTTTTAGTAGGATTCTTAGTGATATTCCCAATCCTGCTGTATTCACTTGTTATCCAGAAGTTATTCCCGGTAAATCTATTGCAGAAGCTCAAGCATTATTTGGCTCCATAGACCAATGGAATATCTATAAAAAAATGGATCAATGGGGATGGAAAAATAGTTTAGAAGATGCTTTTAGAAAACTATATCTATGATAATTATTCATCCCTTTGCCAAAAAATTGATTAATGGTGGAAATAATCCCAAAAACTATCCATATTGGAAAGAACTTATACAAAAAATCCCAAAATCTATACATATTATTCAAATAGGTGTAGAAGGGGAAGAACAATTAGTAGATGATTTTCGTAAAAATCTGTCTTTAATAGAATTGAACCAACTATTATCTGAATGTAAAACTTGGATTGGTGTGGATAGTTTTTTCCAACATTTAGCTTGGAAAGCTAGTGTAAAAGGGATAGTTTTATGGTCGGTATCAGATCCTCGTATTTTTGGTCATTCTGAAAATATCAATTTATTAAAATCTAGGGATAATTTAGCACCCAATCAGTTTTTATGGTGGGATGCAACACCATTTGATCCTAATAAATTTCTTGAACCCGAAATGGTATTTAAGGCTTTACAAGATCACTTTTTTTGATACACTTGCTCTGGGAGTGATGCCCCATGACAATTTTATCTAAAGGTGCGATATGTCTTGGGAAGCAATCATTAGCGGTTTAACTTTGATCTGGTTTATTGGTGGCGGTATTATCAGTTATTGGGTCAATAATATTTCTAAAAGCCAAGATAGCCTTTCTAAAAATCAAACAGAATTGGCTAAAGATCTAAAAACTTTTGAATTAAAAGTTACAGAAGAATATGTCAAAAAAACCGATATAAATGCTCGTTTAGATAAGATTGATGATATTTTAAGCAAGATTTTTGATAAATTAGATCAAAAGGTGGATAAAAATGTTTAAAGCAATCTTAGGTTTATTTAAGAAAAAACCAAAAATTAAAGATTTTCCTGTAAAAAAATCTGTTGCAAAAAAGGTAGCTAAAAAGCCAACAGTTAAAAAAGCCACCACAAGAAATATTGCTAAAAAACCTACCAAAAATGGTTGATTTTTTTAAACACCTTCTTACTGGTAAAGATAATCAAACCTATGATATAGGTCGAGTTACTTGGTTATTGGGATTTGTAGCAATAATTATTTTGGCTGGAGTAGAAGTATTCCAAAGTCAAATATCTCTGCGAGAATTAGCAGAAGCACTTGGTATTGTAAGCGGTGCTAGTGGGGCTTCTGTAATGATGAAAAAAGATACAGAGCCACAATAATGTTTCCATTATCTATTAATTCCTACATTATGATTGGCTTGGCGGTAATGGCTATGGGTGGAATAGCCTATGGAAAATATGAACATTATCAGTTTGAAGAATACAAAGCTGAAGAAATTAAAAATGCTAGGGAAAAAGAGCATCAATTACAAGATGCTACAGATCAAATAAGGAAAGATAAAGATGCTCAAATTAATGCCATTAATAACCAGCTTGCTGATGCTTTTGTGCAGTTGCGCTCCAGAACCAGTAGGAACGATAAAATATCCAACAATGGACAAAATGGAACTGGGTTGTCCCTTTTTGCCGAGGATGCAGCTTTTCTTGACGGGGAATCTGCCAGAGCCGACAAATTGCGGTCAGCCCTTGAAGCCTGCTACAAACAATATGATGAAGTAACAAAATGAATAAAGATCAATTAAGTGCTTATGTAACTTTAACTGCAAGTGTAACTCTTGCTTTAATCCTTTTATCTATGGTTGGGGTGTTACTTGTGGGTTTGTTTAACCCTGTAGTAGATAACACGAAGATTTTTGAAGCAATTACTCCTGCATTTCAAACTATTGTAGGCGGTTTTATTGGTTTAATTACTGGAATAAAAATTGGATCAGATGAATAACGAACAATTAAGATCATTGGGTATAGACCAAAAATGGCTTGATCCATTAAATGATGTATTCCAAAAATACGATATTTCTACTCCTATTAGACAGGCTTCCTTTATTGGTCAATGCCAACATGAATCTGCCAACTTTACAGTTTTACAAGAAAACTTAAATTACAGCGCAGAAGGCTTAATGAAAACATGGTCTAGTCGTTTTCCTACTTTAGAAATTGCCAATCAATATGCAAGGCAACCAGCCAAAATTGCTGGAAAAGTCTATAACGGAAGATTGGGTAATACCAGCGAAGAAGAAGCGGCAAAATATTTAGGCAGGGGTCTTATCCAGCTTACTGGAAAGGAAAACTATGCAAACTGTGGATCTGGTATTGGTGTGGATCTTCTTGACAATCCTGATTGGCTTCTTGATCCTAAATATGCGGCTTTAAGTGCTGGGTGGTTTTGGAATAAAAAGGGCTTAAATTCCCTTGCTGATGCTAAAGATTATGAAACCATGACCAAAAGAATTAATGGCGGTTTAATAGGCTTAGATGATCGTAAATTAAAGATCACCAAAGCCTATGATGTATTAACCGCTATTTAATTCTCCATACTTTAGCTTTTTTCATAGCTAATTCGTATTGTTCTTTGGCTTTATCATCCAAACCACGAAGCGGTAATTCTTGAAAATATTTCCATTTTGCTTTGTATTCAGGCAATTCTGATGGTGCTATCCATCCATGTTGTTTCCAACGGATAGTAATATCAGTACCGCTTGCAGTCCAAATATATTCATTCATTATTTGCTCCTTACTAGTTGATTAATTTGTGTTTCTAAATTTTCAGCTACCATTTTCCAAAATTCGACTTTTTTATTTAATTCATGGATTTGTAATTGCAAATATTGAATTTGTTCATACATTTGCACATATTGCCTATCTTCCGTTGTAAAAGTGGTCATTATTCGTCATCCTTATAATTAACAGTTCTAGCAATCATATTTCTAACTATGGTTTCTAATTCAATACATGATTCATACAACAATTTTTTGCCATTTATTTGTGGGTTTGCATTAATCATTTCTATATGATTTAGTGTTTTTTTGGCATGAACAATTTGTTCTGAAATATCCATACATCCTCCTATAAATTTAAAACTCGATAAACAACACCATCAGGCCATTTCTGGTTTACTGATTTTTCATACAACATCATTACTTTTTCAGGAAAAACCAATTTAGGTTTTTCATCTTTAAAGCAAAATGCATAAACCAATGGTGCTTTAGAAGTGCTATACCATTGGATAAATTCGGGCATCATTTTGTATTCTTTTTCTTTAAATTTTTTAGTGCCTTTAACTTGTACAACAAATAGTTCTTTTCCTGTATCTACCAAATAATCAGGTAAATTTCTAAGCATGGGATTTATATAAGAAAAATTGCGAATAGGATCTTTCTTTTCATCCATACCGAATCTAATACATTGATAATTTTGTTCTTGGCAATATTGTTCAAAATAAATTTCTGCCACATTAGCAACAGACTGCCTTTCCAAATATGTATTAGTTCCTTTCATTTTTCTTTTTATCCCTAAATTTCAAAATGAAATCCTTCATTTCCCAATAACTGTTAAAACGGGCTTTGGTTGGATCTCCACCACATTCATGGGCATAGGCATAGGCTATCTGTTGTTCATTGCCTAGAGGCAGTTCCTTTTTGTTTGGTTGGTCTTTTATCCACTCTGCTTTGAACCCAGCCCATCCCCTTTCACAACATATTTCTAATACATCATTAAGCGATAGATTAGCCAATTTTGCTTCTCTTTCAAAACCTTTCATAGCGGTTTGAGTAAATGGCAGTTTTTTCTTATTTCTTAAAGTTAAAAAATCAGACCAGATTATGTCCGACAAACCTTCGGGTTTGGCGACTATGTTTTTATTTGGTTTATGGTTAGTGGTTAGTGGTTTATGGTTAGTGGTTAAGGTTATTTCTGGGTTTTTTTCAGAAACCATCTGGGTTTCTTTTGGGTTATTTTTTGGTCTACCGCCCAGCTTTCCAACTGTTTTATTGTGTTCTGCTTTTAAATGATATTTAGATATTTCTTTATCGCATCTTTCATGAATCCAACCATTGTCAGTTTTTATAAAAAATTCTTCTAATATGGTTTTTATAATTTCTGTGTAATTACCCAACCTTAACCTTCTGATAACCGTTTGGGTTTCCAATGGCAAAGGTTGTTCAGAATCATAGTAAAAATTGATTAATTTAAAATAAATCGCTTCTTCTTCAAGCGATAAATGGCTAGTAGCTAGATGCCAATCAGAAATATTAAATTTGTAATAGTGCATAAAATCCTTGTCAAGGCAGTCTAAAAAATGTTGGGCAACCATTGACAAGATGGCTTTCGGAATCAAACCTAGCCCAACACAAATAATAATATATGATAAAAAAAGAAAGTAAAGATCGGGTTTTAATCTATACTTTTAATGGTTACCAATACAGAACCGCCTTTAATTATTTGCCCTCTATTTATAACCAATATATCTATTTGACTATCATCTTCAAATAGCCCAGCTTGGCATAAGGCATCTTCTAGGGCTTTTATACGATTGCTTATATCAGCTTTTCGCCTATCTGCGAAATTAATGGTTACATATAGGGAAAGTCTATTAGACCCAAAGTTGGCTTTTGATAGGCTCACTATATGGGCTACTGTTTTTTTAAACTGAAGCCCTTTACTACCAATATACCTACGGTGCCCATGATATTGGTAATAACTATTAATAGTGGGTGGCAGGGGTAGGGTAAGCGATAACTCTTTACAAGGGTTCATGGTGTCTTATAATACATTTGTGGTGGTTCTTTTGCCACCCCCTATCGAAAAGGAGAATCAAATGTTTAGAAATGAACGGTATTACGAACCCGAAGATGATGATTCTGATGCTTTATCAGAAAGAATTATTGATCTTTTGAACACCAAATATGATATTACAGAAGATTTTTCACTATTTGCGGAAGGCATCCAAGAATGTTCCGAAGCAGATAGGGAATCGGTTTTGACCATTTTGCGAGGCAATAACATTAATACTATTGATTTTGCTCAACTTGGTCGAAAACTTTGGGATATAGCTTTTACATATTCCGAAGAATTGGCTGAAAACCATGCAGTAGAAGATTTAACCAGCGGTAATTTAGATTAATCATCAAGAAAGGAAGCAAATCATGAGCATTTATTTGAAATTAAACAAAGCCCGTCAAGAATTTCACAGATTAAAGTTGAAAAAAACAGGGCAAAACAAATTTGCTGGATATTCATATTTTGAATTAGCAGATTTTTTAATTCCAGCTTTGGAAGTTTTTGAAAAAAATGGGCTTTGTGGCATTGTTAGTTTTAACAAAGAACAAGCCAAAATGGTTATTGTTGATACAGAAACCAATAACCAAATAGAGATAGAAAGCCCCATGGGTTCAGCCAATTTAAAAGGTTGCCATGAAGTCCAAAATATTGGTGCAGTAGAAACTTATCAAAGAAGATACCTTTGGATGGCGGCTTTGGAAATTGTGGAACATGAAGCAATTGATTCCAGCCCACCACTTGCAGAAGAAGTAAATATCAATCCTTGGTTGGAAAAAATTAGCCAAGCTAAAACTTTGGAATCACTTAAATCTACATATTTCTTAGCAATTAAGGCTTGTGGAGAAAAAACTGAATTTAAAGAAGCCGCAAGTATTAGAAAAGCAGAATTGGAGCCAGCATGAAACCAAATTACTTAAAGTGGATTTTGGTGCTATTTTTTGCGGTATTTACCAGCATTAAATATGCAAAAGCTGATAATGAAATGGCATTTACCACCAATAAAGCTGGCGGATATATGTTTTTTACTTATTCCGCTTGTGTTTATATAAATACTGGTGAAAGAATACCTGACCAATATTATGTCTATAGCACCAGCAGTTCAGGAACAAAAATTGCCGATGGTTGCTATCGCTTTAAATACCCATTTTATTTAATTGAATGGAATAAAGGCGGTAGCACCAATATTAATGTTAATTCTGTGAACACGATGAAATGATTATTCAAGATTCCATTAATTTAGAACAAGGCACGGAAGAATGGATCAGGGCAAGATTAGGTTATGTATCTGCCAGCAATTTAGATGCAGTTTTGGCTAAAGGGCGATCTGGTGAATCCGAAACTCGTAAAAAATACAAAATGAGGCTTGTGGCAGAAAGGCTAACCAATGAACCTCAAGAAAGTTTTAAAAGTTCCGCTATGGAATGGGGTATTCAGACTGAACCAATGGCAAGAATGGCTTACGAGGTTTCACATGAAACATTTGTTGATCAAACTGGTTTTTGGAAGCATTCTGATATACCTTTTGTGGGTTGCAGTCCAGATGGTTTGGTTGGTGATATGGGTTTGGTGGAAATTAAATGCCCATTAACAACCACCCATTTGAATTACATATTGGCTGACCAAGTGCCACCTGAATATTATTTGCAAGTTCAAGGTCAATTATGGGTAATGAATCGGGAATGGTGCGATTTTATTAGCTTTGACCCAAGAATGCCTATAAATAAAAGGTTATTTGTAAAGCGGTGCTATCGGAGCAATGACAGTATTTCCGATATAGAAAAGGCGGTAAAGAAGTTTTTAATCGAAGTGGACGATTTAATCATCAAATTAGGAGAATAAACATGAAATTTAAAGTAAAACTGTGGGAAAGAATTTCTATATGCCAAGAAGTAACAGCGGTAATAGAAGCTAAAAGTCAAGAAGATTTATTGGAACAAATTAAAAAACAAGATCCAAATATAGTGGATTGGATTGATGTGGATGTGGATTGGAATACCGAAGAACACCGAACTTGGTATGCAAATCCTTATGAAATTTTAGAGGCATGGGAAGAAAAGGAGATAGTAAATGGTTGAAACATGGTTTGAAATGCTGGAATTAAAAAAAACTGGTATAAAAAATAAAGAAATTGCTGAAAAATATCAATTATCCCCATCTAGGGTTAGTCATATTTTGTCAATTTTAGGAAAAGCAGAACAATATTTATTGGAAAAACATCAAATTAAGGAATAATCATCATGGCATCATTAAATAAAGTATTAATCATTGGCAATTTAGGCAAAGACCCAGAAGAAAGATTTTTTGGGGATGGAACTCCAGTAACTAATTTATCGGTTGCCTGTACCGAAAAATATAAAGATAAGCAGGGAGAACAAAAAGAAATAACCGAATGGGTAAATGTAGTATTTTTTGGTAAATTGGCAGAAATTGCTGGCAAATACCTTTCCAAAGGCAGTTCAGTTTATGTGGAAGGAAAAATGAAAACCGAAAAATATACCGATAAAAATGGTATAGAAAAATATGCCACCAAAGTTATTGGTAGCAGTATGCAAATACTACAGGGTAAACCCCGAGAAGAAGGATCGGCAAAACCAGAAAAACCACCAGTAAGTTCTGATGGATTGGATGACGATATTCCGTTTTAAAAGTAAAATAAGTTTGTAGGTTCGTGAGGCTTACAAACTACATCCTCTTTGGGGGGGATAGCAATCCTAGGCACGATTAGAAACTGCCTTGACCCAACGGGTCATCCTTTTCGAGGCTATTCTCCCCACCCTTTTTATGGAAAATCCATTGAAATCCATAAAAAACCCATTCCGTAGTACAAAAAAGATAAAAAACCTTTAAGAATCAATGACTTCTGTTGTTTCTTTTTGATTGAAATCGTTTACTTCCCTAGCCATATAAATATAATACTTATGTAGTTAAACAAAAACCTATCGAAAAGGAACATTTAATGAAATACAAATTAAATATTAAAAGGGATGTAGATATTTCAGAAGCATTTGATTTAACTGATTACATCCTAAATTTGCCAAAAGGTTTTTGCTTTGTATATGAAGGCACTCATGTGCAAGGTTTTGATTCCATGGCAGATTTGCGCAGAGCAGTTAAATTGGAAGTTGGTGTTTGCGGTTGTAAAGATTGTCAAAAATAATTAACTCTTCACGAAAAGGAATTTAATATGAAAAAACTTAACCCCATTCAAATCTTGGATTTGCAAGATTTGGCAAAAGCCGAAGTAACCAAATTGGTTAATGGCATCGCTAAACAAAAAGACTGGCGAGCTAAAGAGGTAACAATGCGGGAAATTACCAGTTTTGAAAAATCCATCCGCATTTTGGATGATATGTTCAATATTGCATTGGCTGAAGAAGATAAGGAAATGAATGATGAAATTGAAAAGCACTTGGAATTATTAGGCTAACTGATGAGGCTTTAATAGCCGAAACCGCCATAGGCGGTCTTAGTCAAATCGGAAAGGACTTATATATGAATCAAATTTTAGAATGGACTGGGCTGGTTTTAATGGGTCTGGTATTTGGTTTTTTAGTAGCTTGGGGTTTATTAGGTAATTCAATTTTTTTAATCATCAAATAAGGAGTTAATCATGGGTTTAGATATGTATTTAAGTGCAAAGCGGTATTTATCCTCTTATCAGGACGAGGAAAAAGCCATTTCAGAACAAATTGGCAATATTGAAAGTTTGGGTTGTGCTGGTTTAAGACCCAAATACATCACCACCGAAGCAATGTATTGGAGAAAAGCCAATGCCATTCATAAATGGTTTGTGGATCATTGCCAAGATGGTAAGGATGATTGTGGTGAATATTATGTGGGCACAGAGCAATTAGTGGAATTGGCAACCACATTGAATTTAATTATTGCTAATCCAGAATTGGCTGGTGAATTGCTACCGCCTCAGGAAGGTTTCTTTTTTGGTAGCACCGATTTGGACGAATGGTATTGGGATGATGTTAAACATACTGCCCAAGCATTAGAAAAATTATTAGCCAATGTGGATCATAAAAATTGGTCTTTTTATTATGCAAGCAGTTGGTAAGCCTAACTGATGAGCCTTTTATAGGCGAAACCCCCACAAGGGGTCTTAGGCAGTTTAATTAAATCGAAAAGGAGCATTACTATGGCACATGAATTAACTCAAAGAGAAGATGGTTTTGTTGAAATGGCTTTTGTAGGCGAAACTCCTTGGCATGGTTTGGGTCAAGAATTGGTTGAAGGTGCAACCATTGAGCAATGGCAAAAGGCGGCTGGAATGGATTGGACTATTGAATCTTCCCCAGTTTTATATTCCCCATTATTAGAAAAAAATAATTGGAATGAAGTTTTAAATGGTTCTCATAAACAATTTGGGGGTCAAAATGTATTATTCCGTTCTGATACAAAAGAGGCATTATCAGTAGTGTCAGACCGCTATAAACCAGTTCAACCCAAAGAAGTTTTGGAATTTTTTAGGGATTTAGTGGATGAAAATGGCTTTAAGATTCATACCGCTGGTACACTTAAAGGCGGTAAGCGGTTTTGGGCATTAGCCGAAACTGGTAAATTCGCTGAAGTCTGCAAGGGCGATGGAGTCGGGGGTTTTCTTTTACTTTCTACTTCATGCGATAGGACATTGCCCACCACAGCCCGCTTTACCACAGTTAGAGTGGTTTGCAATAATACATTAAGCATTGCAACTGCCAATAAGCAAGATATGATTTCATTTAGCCATATATCTGAATTTAACCATGAAGTTGTTAAGCAGAAACTTGGTAATGCAGTTCAATCTTTTGGTAGTTTTATGGAAATGGCTAAAGTATTACAAAAGCAAAAATTTAACCAAGCAACTGCCCAAAAGTTTATTGCAGATTTGGTTTCCCCAATGAATCAAGTTAAACGAACAGATTATGTTTTGGAAAATAATCGGGCATATAAAAAGATTCTTTCTTTATTTGATGCAGAAGCTAAAGGTCAAGAATTGGTTGGTTATACCAAATGGGGTATGCTTAATGCAGTAACGGAATATATAGATCATCATATTCCTAGCAGATCCAATGATGCTCGTCTTAATAATGCTTGGTTTGGTACAGGCGATAGATTAAAACAGAGAGCAGTAGAATTACTAGTTGCATAATTTGACATATATGTTATATTATCCCCCATCTAATACATGGGGGTTTTTTATGGCAGAAATTCGGGCGGTATCAAAAATCCGTAAATTATTCAATGAGTTACAACGACCATTAACTTTGCCAGAAATTAAAACAGAAATTCCTGATTTAAGAAGTTGTGATGTATCAATGGCATTGCGATATTTGATCAAACAAAGATATGCCAGCAGGGAATATATTGATAACCCTGTTAGCGGTCATCGTAAAAGAATCTACCAATATACCTATAGTGATGTAAGGTTGCCAAATGAAAATTGAACAAATTGAATTAGAAAAATTAATCCCTTATGTAAATAATTCCAGAACCCATAGTGATGAACAAGTGGCTCAAATTGCTGGTTCTATTAAAGAATTTGGGTTTAATAATCCTGTTTTAATTGATGCAGATGGAAATATTATTGCTGGTCATGGCAGGGTCATGGCGGCTAGACGATTACAATTAGAAAAAGTGCCATGTATTCGGTTAGGGCATTTAACAGAAATCCAAAAGAAAGCCTATGTAATAGCTGATAATAAATTGGCTTTAAATGCTGGTTGGGATGAAAATTTGTTAAGAATAGAATTACAAGACCTTTTAAGCCATAATTTTGATTTGGATGTGGTTGGTTTTAGCGATACCGAGATTAAAAACCTATTGGATTTTGATACAGAAGTATTAGGTGAAGATCCACCCAATGATGAAAGCCGAAATTTGCTATTGGTAGATTGCCAAGGCGAAAGGGAATTGGAAAAGCTATTTGAAGAATTGCAGGAAAGAGGTTTTGAAGTAAAGATAATGCAATGAAAAATTATCAATTTATTTTAAGTTCCCCTGTAAGCACCAGTTTTAGGTGTGTAAAAGCCGCTAATAGCTTAGATATAGATGCAGAAAAGAAATCCACCCATGAATTTTCTGTAAAAGCCGATTTAGATAAACCATTTAATATTGGTTTGATAGTTGGTGCTTCTGGTAGCGGTAAGACTACTTTAGCCCATCATATATTTGGCAAAGATTGTTTTAAAGAAATATTGGTTGCAGATAAACCAGTAATAGAACAGTTTCCAGAAGAAATGTCTTATGACGAATGTGCCAATTTGCTATGTGGGGTAGGACTCACTTCGGTGCCATGCTGGATTAGACCAGCTTATACCTTATCCAATGGTCAAAAAGCTAGGGCAGAATGTGCCTTACAAATGGCTAGAAAAGACCAAGAAGTTATTGTTATAGACGAATGGACTTCGGTTGTGGATAGAACTGTAGCCAAGGTAATGAGCCATAGCATACAGAAACATGCACGAAAAACTGGTAAAAAAATTATACTTTTATCATGCCATTATGATGTATTAGAGTGGTTAAACCCCGATTGGATTATTGATGCTAATAAACAATCTTATGAAGATCGGAGGTTACTTTGGCAAAGCAGTTCCAGAGAAGAAAAACTTAACTTTGAAATCTATGAAACCGATAGGAGCACTTGGCAATATTTTAGCAAATATCACTATTTGAATGAAAAGCTGGCTGGCGGTAAATCATTTTATTTTGGTTTATGGTCAGGAAAAAACCAAATTGGGTTTATCGCTTTTAGCAATTATGTGCCATTTAGAAAAGAAAATTTTGCCAAAATGCAGTTGCACTTTAATAGGTTAGTTATACATCCAGATTATTGTGGTTTAAATCTTGGGGTTCATTTTTTAAATGAAACAGCCCAAATAGTTAAAGACCGCGGATATGATGTAATGGGTAAGTTTTCCAGTTTGCCTGTTTATAATGCTTTAAGAAAAAGCCCATTATGGAAAATGCTTACTGTTATTCGTCAGCATAAAGTAACTGTGGGCGGTAGTATGAAACGAGGCAAGTCCACTTTTGTAAGGCATAACTATACTCATAATAAAAACAATGCAGGATTTAGATTAGATGTCAAAGCATGGTCATTCCGTTTTGTTGGAAAAGCACCGTTGTGCGGTAAGACAACTATTACAATATAGGAAGCATTGGGGATTAAAACAGTTTCAAGAATATATCCGTAGAGAACAAACTAGGGCTTTATGGTTGCAGTTGCAAGACGATTTTATTGTGCAGTATCGGTTGGGCAATCGTGGTGAAAAGGGACGATGGTTATGAGAAAGCAATATATTTTGATGCATCAAGAGGCAAGAAAAGCCGCAATAAATGCCATAAATGACGCACCCCAAGGCTATTATGTGGATATAAAGCCTAGAAATCGCACCTTAGAGCAAAATGCTATGCTTCATGCTCTTATACAAGAAATAAGCCAAACAATAGAATGGGCAGGCAAATTAAGAGAAGTAGAAGCATGGAAAAGACTCCTTACTGCGGCATGGTTAAGGGCAAGAGGTGAACCCATAGAAATGTTACCAGCTTTAGATGGGCATGGGGTAGATATTGTTTTTCGTAAAACCAGCGAATTAACAGTTAATGAAATGACTGAATTGCTGGAATATATTCAAGCATGGGCTATTGAACAGGGAATAAATATATGACACCAGAACAAGTTTTGATATATTACAAAGGCAAAACTGATGGTATTGCTCAAATCTTTAAATGGATTGAAGAAAACGAGAAATTAAAAGAACGAGTTAATCATTTAGAAAATGAATTGGTAAGATATGCCAATGCTTTGGGTGAAGCCAGAAATCAAAAATAATGAATTCTGAAGAATCCTTTGAAGATTGGAAACCATTATTGCGACATATAATGGAAAATAGGCATTACAAGCAATTATGCGAATATCAGCAAAAAGCGATAGAGCACTTGCAAATCCGCATTAAGGGATTAGAATTTGAATTAGAAATATCGAAAAGGAAAATAGATGAAAATCGTGGGATGGGCGATTCTTTATAAAGGCATTATTTATGATTTTGCCACCAGCAAAGATGAATTATTTAGGATGTGGGTAATAGAACCTACCCCATTATATGTATTAGATGCTCCTAAAGAATTGGTTATTCCTACTTTAACGGAAAGCCAAAATTGTCATTAGAATTTCCCGGCATTGATATTGATCGGATTCATTTGAAATTAGAAACTAAAAAGAATTATGCAAAGATGGCAGATTTTGGTTGCTATCTTTGTTACCACCTAGGATATGGCAAAGGCACCCCAGCAGAAATACATCACATTAGACGAACTAGTAAAAGAAATAATGCCCCTTCTATCCCATTATGCCCAGAACACCACAGAGGAAATACCGGTATTCACGGAATGGGTAGAAAAGCTTTTGAAAAGCGATATAGCATTACCGAAGAAGATATGCTGGAACGAATTAATGCATTATTAAATTTAGAAAATAATACATTTATATAGTTTTACATTATTCATTATTGGGTATAGCATAGTTAAAGCATACCCATTACCAATTAATCATATATTATTGTAAAGACAAATTAACTAATGTATTATTCTGTGCTTATAAAATGGAAACAGAAGCTAAAGTCGAAACTAGAGGTAGACCAGCACATGTGCCTTCCGATGATTCTCGGAAAATGGTTCGTGTGCTATCAGGCATTGGTTTAACTCAAGAGCAAATATGCTCCAAGATGGGCATTAGTTCGCCCACATTAAAATTGTATTATTCAGAAGAATTAGAACTGGGCAAAGCAGAAGCAGTTGCCAGCATTGCTAATACATTATTCAATATGGCTAAAGGCGGAGATAAAGCCTGTATGTTCTTTTATTTAAAAACCCAAGCCCGATGGAAAGAAAACCATGATGGGGAAGGCTCTAATGGGGAGAAAATTATCCGACTTAGAGGCGGTTTTGAAGAATAATGAATATAGAACTGCCTACACCTCATTCTGATCAAATCCGTATATATAAAGAAAGAACCAGATTTAATCGGGTTCGTTGTGGAAGGCGATATGGCAAGACAGTAATGGCAGAAATTATTGCTTGTACTGCCGCATGGGAAGGTAAACGAGTTGGCTGGTTTGTTCCTCAATATAAGATTCTTGCAGAAGCCTATAATGAAATAGCCGATATATTAGATCCGATTAAAAAGTCTGCATCCAAAATTGATGGCATTTATCAAGTAATTGGCGGTGGGCGAATAGACTTTTGGACATTAGAAAATGAAAGAGCTGGTCGATCCCGCAAATATCACACTGTTATTATTGATGAAGCCGCTTTTACTAAACCCAATATGTTACATATATGGAATACCAGTATTAAGCCTACTTTATTGGATTATGGCGGTGATGCTTGGGTTTTATCCACTCCTAATGGTATAGATGAAGAAAATTTCTTTTATCGCATAGGTGAAGATCCAGAATATGGCTTTACTGACCATCATGCTCCTACCCATGCTAATCCATATTTGCCACCTGAAGAATTAGCCAAATTAGAAAAAGAAAACCATCCATTAGTATTTAAACAAGAATATCTAGCCGAATTTGTGGATTGGTCTGGTATTGCTTTCTTTACCATAGATAAATTGATGGTAGAGGGTAAACCCGTAGATTATCCAGAACGAGTGGATACTGTATTTGCAGTAATGGATACAGCGGTTAAAGGCGGTAAAGAAAATGATGGCACAGCCATAGTTTATTGCTCATTTAATAAATATTTGGCTGGGCATCCATTGGTGATATTGGATTGGGATATTATCCAAATTGATGGGGCATTATTAGAAAACTATATGCCTTCGGTATTTGCTCGATGCGATGAATTAGCCAAGCAAATGAATGCTCGTTATGGATCAGCAGGGGTATTCATTGAAGATGCGGCGGCTGGATCTATATTATTGCAACAAGGCAGATCTCGTGGTTGGCTTACTCATAAAATTGATTCAGAATTAACCATGAAAGGCAAAGATGAAAGAGCAATCTCGGTTTCTGGTTATTTCCATCAAGAAAAGATTAAGATAAGCCAATATGCTTTTGATAAAGTGGTCAGTTTTAAAAATATTACTAGAAACCATTTATTAACCCAGATTGCTGGATTTAAAATTGGCGATAAAGAAGCATCATCCAGAGCAGATGACTTGCTGGATGCTTTTGTGTATAGTTTGGCTATTGGTGTTGGCGATAAATACGGATTCTAACTATGGCAGATATTGAAACAACTTATTCCAGCTTAGGAAATACTCTTTCCAGCATCCTTACAGCACAGAATATTGAACCCGGCTCTCAACCCGGCTATGAACTTTGTAAATTGCTTTGGGAATATCACCCATTGGGCGGTAAATTAGTAGAAAAGCCTGTCCGCCTTGCTTTATCTAAACCCAGAATTATTACTGTAGATAAAGAGCCAAAAGAAATGCTGGTCGAAGCATTTGAAGAAGAATGGGAAAGATTAGATGCTACATCCTATATTCGAGATGTAATGTTTTTAAAACGAACTTATGGTGCCGCCGCTTTAGTAATGGGTGCTGATGATATTCCAACAGATCAACCTATAGACCCATGGTTATTGCCTAATTTAAATCTTTACTTTAATAAATTAGACCCATTAAACCTTGCAGGCTCTATTGTTACCAATCAGAATCCTAATTCTCCAGATTTTCAAAAACCATTGAGTTATATTACAGCCGCTGGTCAGCCTTATCATCCAAGCAGATCGGTAACTGTATTTAATGGCACTCCGATTTATTTATCTTTCCAATCATCTGGTTTTGGATATACAGGCAGATCTATATTCCTTCGTGCTTTATACCCAATGAAATCTTTCATCCAATCTATGGTTACGGATGATATGGTGACTTATAAAGCTGGTTTATTGATAACCAAAATGAAACCAGCAGGATCTATTGTTAATCGCTTAATGCAACAAGCATCCAATATTAAGCGGTCATTATTACAAACAGGCGGGACTAATAATGTTTTAAGCATAGATATTGATGAATCTATTGAAGCATTAAATCTTGCCAATACCGATACCGCTATGACCACCGCTAGGGATAATATTATTGCCAATATTGCCGCCGCTGGTGATGTTCCAGCCTTATTGCTTCGTGATGAAGCATTTACCAAAGGTTTTGGTGAAGGCACAGAAGATAGCAAAGCCATTGTTCAATATATAGATGGTATTCGTGAAGAAATGCGAAGCCTTTATCGCTTTTTTGACAAGATTGTTCAGCATAGAGCATGGAATAAAGATTTTTATGAATCTGTTAAAGCCGCTTATCCTGATGTATATGCCGATACCACTTATGAAAAAGCATTTTATGAATGGCAAAAGCATTTCCATGCTGATTGGGATTCATTAATGGAAGAACCAGAATCCGAAAAAGTTAAAGTGGCAGATATTAAATTAAAAGGCATTACCGAAGTAATGCGGACTATATTGCCTATGGCTGATGGTGATAATCGTGGCAGAATTATTCAATGGGCACAAGATAATTTGAATGAAATGCCAGATATGTTCCAAAGCACATTAACTTTGGATATTGATGAATTGGCAGAATATGAGCCACCTGAAGATCCATTTAGAGATCAAAAAGTTCCAACGGTTCGTTAATTATGACCTTTTTCGAGGTTTTAACTGCCGCCATAAATGATTTTATGGAAAATGGCTTCGACTCCAAGAAGCGGTTAGATTATTGGTTAGAAAAAATTAAAGAAGCGGCTAATAAAGCCATAAAATCCGATGCCGAAATGGAAGCGGAAATGACCAAAGCATTAAATACCGCTTTTAGTCGATTAGTAACCAAAGGCGGATTAGTTAATAAGGATGTAAGTCGCTTTACCATTGATCGGTTAAAACCTAAACTTCGGTCTGAATTGGATCGCAGAATATTAGCTTCTGCCAATTTAATTAAATATAACCGAGAACAGAATATATCTAATACATTGCGAAGATTTGAAGGATGGGCTACTTCTATTCCTGTGGGCGGTTCTAAAGCTGTTAATAAAGTAAAAGAAAAGCAATTAATTAGAAAATCATTGGGCAAAATGCCTTTTGAACAAAGGCGGATTGTAATAGATCAAACCCATAAATTAGTTGCCAATATTAAAGATATAGTTGCCACCGATGCTGGAGCAATAGCCGCCAGATGGCATAGCCATTGGAAACAACCAAATTACAATTATCGTAAAGACCATAAAGAACGAGATGAAAAGATTTATGTAATTAAATCTGGTTGGGCTTATCAAAAAGATTATATTAATGCTCCAAATGGATATACTGACGATATAACCCAACCGGGTGAAGAAGTTTTTTGCCGATGCAATTATGTTTATTTATATAATTTGCGACAAGTAAAAGATTTACTCACCAAAAAAGGTGAATTAGCATTACAATCTGCAAAATTAATATAAGGTAAATATATGCCTTTTGAATCTGATAAACAAAGAAAAGCAATGTATGCCGCCGCCGCTGGCAAGGGATATCTTGGTATTCCGCAAAAGGTGGCTAAAAAGTTTATCAAACATGCAAAAGATGAAGCAGATTTAAATATGTGGCTTTTGGATTTATTTTCCAAAGAAATAGCTGAAAAAGAAGCCCGCAAAGATACCAAACAAGCCCCTGCTTTATTAACTCCCCAACAAAAAAAGGGAGAAGAAGAATATACCAATGCCCAATTTAGGGAAGATTTAGATAATTTATTGGGCAGATTGCACGAATTAAAAGATAGTTATGTTGTGCCTCGCTTTGGTGAATCCAAAGAAGATGAAGTGGTAGCCAGATTGGGCGAAACTAAATCTGATTCAGTAAAAGAATTTGCTGGAGATCCCAAAAGCGAAATTATTGGTGAACCAGCCCATAATACAGTTCCTGTAGATAAAATGGCTGGCGCACAAGGCAGAGCATCTGGCATTTTATTTTTAACCAATGACTATAAAACCCTATTAATTCGCAGAGGCGATGGTGGGGATTATCCTAAGACTTGGTGTGTTCCCGGTGGTCATCAAAATGCACAAGAAACTTTAGAAGAATGTGCTCGCAGGGAATGCCATGAAGAAATTGGTTATAAATACGAAGGCGAATTAGAAGTTCTTTATGACGATGGGCAATTCTGCACTTATATTGCTAGAAATATTGAACAATTCCCTGTTAAATTAAATTATGAATCTACAGGCTACGATTGGTGCCATGTAGAAAACCCAGATTTGCCATTACATCCCGGTTTACAAAATGCAGTAAAAGCCGCTTCTGCAAAAACTGAATATGATGTGGCTCAATTAATTCAAGAAAATATCCTGCCTAGCCCACAAATGTATGCCAATATCATGTTATTGGCAATTCGCATTACTGGAACAGGCTTGGCTTATCGTTCATCTATTGGTGAACATGTATGGCGAGATCCTAGTCTTTATCTAAATACAGAATTTTTAAATCGTTGCAATGGTTTGATCGTTATTATGGATCATCCAGAAACAGCGGTTTTAACTACCAAAGAATTTAAAAATCGTGCTGTGGGTAGTATTATTCTGCCTTATATTCAAGGCGATGAAGTCTGGGGTATTGCTAAGATTTATGATGAAGATGCCATCAAAGAAATTTGTGAAGGCGATATTTCAACTTCACCTTCAGTAGTATTTGACAATACTGCTGGAAATACTACACTTACAACTGAGAGTGGCGAGCCACTTTTAATTGAAGGTGTCCCATTTCTTTTAGATCATATTGCTATTGTTACAAAAGCAAGAGGATCTAAGGGAGTATGGGATAAAGGCGGCGACCCTGCCGGTGTTTTATTAACTAATCCAGAGGTATCTAAAAATGAGTGAATCTAAAGTAGAGCTAAGAGCAGATGCTCAAGGCGAAAAACTCGATGCCATCTTAAAAGCCGTTGCGGGTCTAATCGCAAGGGTAGATGACATGGAAAAAAATATGCCTGCGCCACCATTGGTAACTGCGGCTGACAAAAAGAAAGCCAAAAAAGACGATGATGATGCTTATGGCGATGACGATGACGAAGAAGAAGATGATCGTAAAGATGAAGATGATCGTAAAGATTCTATGTCCTCCAAAAAAGCTAAGGCATTTATGATGAGAAAAGCTAAGAAAGATGATAACTTGGAAGATCTCAAAGAATGGCAAGCTGAACATAAAAAAGACGATGATGACGAGGAAGAAGATGACCGCAAAGATGCGGAAGGCTCTAACCCTGTTGTTCATGGTAAAGCTGGCGAAATTAAACCAGATGATGAAGATGCCAAAATGGATGATGACGAAGAAGAAGCCGCTAAGAAAGATGAAGAAGAAGCCGCTATGTGCGATGCACAAGCAAAAGCTGACTCTGTATTCTCTGCTTTCGGCAAATCTGCTTCTCGCCCATTGCAAGGTGAGTCATTAATGGCTTATCGTAAGCGGATGCTTCGTGGTCTCCAAGGCTACAGCGATGCTTATAAAGGTGTAAATATCAATTCAATTAAAGACGAAGCACTATTGGCTTTGGCAGAAAAACAAATTTTTGCTGATGCAGTTGCCGCTTCTCGTGCCTCTACCCATATTGGTCAAGGTCAATTAGTTGAATTGCATGAAAAAGATCGTGCAGGTCGTACCATCACTAAGTTCCGTGGTGATATGGAAGCATGGTTGGGTGACTTCAAAGTTCCTGCATTGCGGGTTATGAAGTTCAATACTTTGAACAACAATCAACGATAAGGAATAAGCCATGACTGCTCAAATTTCTATTCAGCCAATGGTGACAACCACCGCTAATGGTCTTTTTAATACTAATAGCAATGGTTTTACACAAGGTGATGCACTTGACGATCCAGCGGTGAAGTTTGCCCTTGCTGGCGGTGTATTTTCTACAGCGGCTACAACCCCATTATGGGGCGGTGTGCCAATTACAGAACTTATTCCAACTTTGCAAAATGGATACTATTCTGGTGATAACCAACCAGGAACAGATACATTAGGTGGTACAGTTATTCAATCTAGTGCCGCTTCTGCTCCAACTGGTATTGCTGTCTATAACCAAGCATTTAATGGAATTACTACTCCACAGAGTACTGCTCCATTGTTCTCTCCCGGTATGTCAGTAAACTTCTACCGTTTTGGTAGCGGTGCTCGTATTCCTTTGCCATGCGATGCTTCTATCGTAGCTTTGGAAGGTTCTTCAGTTACTGAAACCGTTTATTGGGATGTAGCCGCTTTTCAATTAACTACTACTTCTACAAGCAATTTTGCAGTTCCTTGCAAGATTCTCCGTATTAGTACAGCTAATAATAAATTGGTTTCATATTCCAGCGGAACTGGTAATGCTAACTGGACTTCTACTGGCAATATTGCAGTAGTCCAAATCTAAGAAAGGAATTAAATCATGTCAGGTTTCGCACCCTCTTATGTAACAGTAAATCCTCATTACATGATGCCTGAACTCATCATGCAATATAGCTTGGCTTCTGGCGCATTTACCACTCTGGCAACAGAGAATCCAATGCCCCGTCTTGGCGAAGCAGATTTATATGTTTATGCTAAAAAAGTTCAATTAACTACTCAAGTTAGTGCAAATCAATCAACTTCTAATCAGTTGCCTTCAGCTTCTGTTATCCCAAGCATGATTAGCACAGCGACTTATCGCTTGCAAACTCGTGCTCAGTATGACGGTTTCGATGAAGCGGCTACTGGTGCTTGGGGTTATGCTTTGCCACAAGCTATGAGATTAGCGGCTCGTCAAGGTATTGCACAGCAACTCCGTAATGCTTTGCTTTATGGCTACAATCCTGCTAATGGCGAAGGCTTGTTGAACACTACTGGTGCTACTCGTAGTTCTTTAGGTTCTGATACCAATGGTAATACTGGTTATTCCACATGGGATTCTGGTCAATTGGCTCAATATCTATTGAATATGATTGGTGCTTTAAAAGTTCGTACATTGCAAATTGGTCAGCCACTTCGTTTGGTTTTCCTTGCTCCACAACGATTCATTAGCCAAATCAGCTATTCTGGTGTTGTTTCCCTAACCCAATTCCAACGAATTGGTGCTGGTGTTGAAACAGCCGCTGGATTGGTTGAAACTGTTGCTCAATGGGCGGGTGGTGACGATGTTAGCTTTGCGGCTGATGACACATTGATTGGTCAAGGTGCTGGCGGTACTGATGCAATTATTTTGATTGCTCCAGAACTGAAGATTCCTAAGGCTAATAATGCAATTAATACCAATATTTTTGCAACTTTGACACCTAATCAAACTGCAACTTCATTGATGCTTTGCGATGTGGCAGCTCCTACAGAGATTCCTACTCCTATTGCTGATGGTGGTATTACTACCCTCTACACTATGAGAAGCACCTCTGGTTGGGGTATCCGCCCAGAAGCTTTAACAGTATTGTCTGCGGCTTATTAATAAGCAAAAAGACTCAGAAAAGCCTCACTTCGGTGAGGTTTTTTTGTTATGATTTAAATACTTGTGTGATGCCGAGTACTGTTTCAATGGGAGGCTGGGAAGTTCAAAAGACTTCCGCATCATCAGTCTCCCACCCATTTGGGGAAATATGATGGAAAAACTTTATATCGCTAATTGCAGTAAACAGGAATTTGATTTTACTTATATGATTCCTGAAAATCCAAGACCTTTTAAGCATAATATTCGTGCTGGTGCTCAAATTGAAATTCCGGGCGATACAGATGCTATTGATTTTATTATCAAACAGCATAGTATTTATGGAATGATGGAAGTTACCAAAGTTAAAAAAGGTTTTGGTGGACTTTGTTATCGTTTAAATAAACCTATTAGCATTTCTGCTATTGAATCTGGTTTATCTCAATCCGATCAAGAAATGATTGATAGAGCACAACAAGCTCGTTCTGTAACTGCGGCGGCTCAAGATAAAATTTTGACTGATAAAGCACAAGAAATGGGCTTAAAAGCAAAAGCTGGTCTTGAAGTAGAAGTAGTTGAAGAAAAGAAAAATGCGGCAGATAATGAGCCTAAGTTTTCACAAGTTATTGAAGTGGTAAAAGAAGGAATTGAACCTCAAGCACAAAAACGAGGTCGTCCAAGAAAACAATGACTTTTTAGCAACCTTTATTTAGAATTGAACCATGGCTGATACCTACCAAACACCTTCATTAGCTGGATTTATTGCTTGGACTAGGGCAGTCATGGGGATTCCTACAACTGCTATTCCTGATAATGATCCGGGTTATGCAATATCTTATGAAGTGGCATTAGAAGTAGTTCCACAAGATTTTGCTGGGGTTGCCCCATCAATTTATACCTTAACAGTCTATAACTGGGGTGGTAGCCAATTAATTCAATATCAGCAAGATATTGTTGGTCAAACTTTCTTTGCTGATGCTAGAGCCGCTTATAACATTAATAGTTTTGTAGCTGGTGTGGTTGATTCTGCTAATGATGTATCCACAGGGGAACATTTGGTAGTAGGAAAAGGTTTACAAAACTTACAACTTATTGATTTACAAAAACTTAAAGATCCTTATGGTCGCCAAGCCCTTGCTTATATGCAAAGTATTGGAACACTTTGGGGATTAACTTGAAATTATATCTTGGAGTTGTTGATGTTCCAGAGCCAGAAGGCGGAACAACTTATAGTGTAGGAAAAATATTAGAGGAAAAATATGGGCTCTTTTCTAACTTTGCTGAAAGCGAAAGCACAAAAATTGCTGATAGTCTTGCAGATTCTATTGCAGGGGCTTTGGAAACCATCGCAATGGGTCAGCAAGTGCAAGACCCTTTTCAAGCAGGAACAGAGCAAATAGATCAAGATTTTAGGAATTTTTTAGATATAGAAAAAATGGCTCAATTAGGAGTGCCCGGTGTTCCTACCAAAGCCGCTTTAATGGGTAAAAGTATTCGTTTTAAAAGAAAAAAAGGTCCTCGCAGACCTTCATTTATTGATTCTGGCACTTTACAAACTTCTTTTAAATCTTGGGTTAAATAATGGCTTCTATTGCAGAAACTACTGGTGCTAAAGGGGAAATGGCGGCTGGTTTGGCTCAAGGAGTCGAAACTATATCTCTTAACCAAGAAGTTACTTTTACACTATATGCCAAGTTAGTTTTGCCTTTAGATGGATATGTATTTTGGGTTAATGCGGCATTATTAAGCGAATCTGCTTTATATAATATATGTCAATACAACAATATTTTGTATGACAATTTGCCAAAAGCACCAATTCCACCAAAAATATTACATGCAAAAGGTTCTTTTCATATTGCTCAAGAATTGCATCAATTAGACGATAGAACCACTGTATATAACCATATTGTTTTTACTGCCTTAGAACCAATACAAGATTTTAATTTGGTAGCCCCAAATTTAATTTATGTAGCTAGTTATCAAGGCAATAAGTTTGCATTTAGCAAACGAGAGAATTTTTATAAACAAGCTGATTTGTATCACTATAGAGGTGATGCTTTATATTCAATTATGAAAACTCAGCTTATAGATACGATGACCGATTTTGATACAGAAAATGTCATTGTTTCTAATAGTTTGCCAATTTGGTTGGGATTAAATCAATATTTTCCAATGTATCCATCTTATTTGGTTGGTCAAAATATTGCACCGCTATATGCTTCTGTAGATATAGATCCTAGACAAACAACTGCTTTACAGTCATTTCCTTTAATTACTTTAAATAGTAGCCACTATCAATTAGTTAAAGATACTGTAAAAATTAGTATATTTGGAACACGAAATTTTAATGCTTTAGAATTTGTAGATTATGTGTTTCAATATAGTGTGAATACAGACAATATTGGATTACTTAATATGCCTGTTATTCAAGACGAAAAGGTGACACAGCCTGAATTTGGAATTATTGCTATGAAAAAGACTATTACTTTTGAAGTTAGTTATTATCAACAAAATATTCAAAATATAGCTCGTCAGCTTATCGAAAAAGCTTTTATGAGTGTTTCTGTTCAATCTTAGTGTAAATAAGGAGTTACAAATGGCTATTACTTCAAACCCAATCAATCAAAATGGTGCTTTAATCACTGGTCAAGGCACAAAAACCGCATTAAACATTACTACCAAAACCGCAGTTAAATCAACTGTTGGTCGTGTTGCTAAAGTGAATGTTATTGCCGCCGCTACTGGTTCTAATCCCGGCTTTGTTTATGATGCCGCAAGTACCGCTTCTGCAACTGGTTCAGCAACTATTATTGCTCCAATTCCAGATACTATCGGTATTTATACAATTGATATGCCTGTTTCTAATGGCATTGTAATTGCACCGGGTACTAATGGAACTGCAAGCCAAACTATCGCTGTTAGCTATCTTTAATTAGGGGGCAATTATGCCAAATATTGTCAATGTTAGTGTCAGCCAACAAGTAGCACCGACACCATCACAACTCCAACAAACTGGGGCTTTGATTTCTCAAGGTGCAACTACTTTAGCGGCTGGTACTACTGCGCTTTTAACACAAGCAAGCGATTTAACAGCAATCTTAGCTGGGTCAATAGGCATTTCTTCTATTAGCACTAGCGGATCTACTCCAACAATTACAGTTTTAGTTACCACTTCTTCTCCACATGGCATTCCTAATGGAGATACAGTTCAAGGTACTATTGCTGGTGTAACTCCTACTGCATACAATGGCACTTTTGCTATTACCGCAACAGGAGCAAGCACTTTTACTTATATTCTTGCAACCAATCCTGGTTCAGCAACAGTAACTAGTGCGGCATTTACATTAGCTGATGTTGCAGAATTAACTGCAATGGTTACAACCTTTTTTGCTCAAGGTGCTAATCAATCAGTATATGTATTGGAACTAGGAGTAGGAACTCCTGCACAAGGTGTAACTGCTTTAACTGCTTATCTGTTAAATCCAACTATCCGTTTTTATAGCTATTTATTGCCAAAAGAATGGGATACTGAATCAACAGCATGGGCATTAGCTAATGAATATACCAGCCCAACAGCAGAAACATATTTCTATGTAACTACCACTCTTGCTTCTTATAGCAACTGGGAAAACATTAAATCTGTATTTGCAACAGTTCAAAGCCCAAGTGCTCCAATAACTGAATTTAGTGCGGCGGCTATTTTCCAAGTAACACTTAGCTATAACCCAAGTGCTAGTGATTTGGCTCATCCATTGGCATTTACTTATGTTTATGGTGTAACTCCATATAATACATTAACCAATGTTCAGCAAACTCAGCTTAAAGCGGCTGGTGTGAACTGGATTGGTACTGGTGCTCAAGGTGGAATTAGCTTATCCATAATTTTCTGGGGAACATTCATGGATTTGAACCCCTTTAATTATTGGTATGCAGTAGATTGGACTTCAATTAATGTCCAAGAAAACTTAGCTAATGCCATTATTAATGGTAGCAATACTCCAACTAATCCTTTGTATTACAACCAAGCTGGTATTAATACTTTGCAAAAAGTAGCCCAAGCAACTGTGAATAATGGTATTGCTTTTGGTTTGATTTTATCTCCAGCAACAGTTGAAGCAGTTTCATTTGTTACCTATGTAGCACAACATCCGGGCGACTATGCAACTGGTACTTACAATGGTTTAAGTTTGACTTTTGTTCCTGCTCGTGGTTTCGAACAAATCACTATTTATTTAACCGCATCTAATATCCCAGTCTAGGAGTAAATAATGGCTAATCCTCAAGTAATACAAGGTACATTAAATAGACTACTAGCGAGTGTGGTTTATGCTGATTTTCCTCAGTTAAATGTGACTTCTTCGTATCTCGCAAGGGAAGCAATTAGCATCGCTTTTGATGGCGATACTTCTTTGCTTATTGGCACTTTAACAAGTGCGGTTACTAGCCCAGAACCTTATGTTTATGGCACAGTAACTATGCATTTGTTAAGAACTCAAGCATTAGGCAATGCTTATAAAACTCAAGTAGAAACTAATACTACTATGGGTTCTGTAACCATTTATCCTGATACAACTGCATTAACACCATTTCAGTTAAATAATTGTGTATTGCAAACTGTTCAAGAAATGCCTTTTGATGGTTCTCAAGCGAGTTTGATTATTCGCTTAAGAGGTGTCTATAACATTAACTCAACTTTATATACAGCTTCGTAAAGGATAAATAGTGAAAATTGATCGGAATTTGAACCTTGTGATGCAGGTCGAAACCGAAAAGAATGGAACAGTACATATACATTCTTCTTCGATTTCCCGATCTGTATTTGAACAATTTTATTTAGAACTTGGCAAAGTATTTAGTCAATGCTTTGATAGTGTTAATCAAGCGCATTTAGCCTTATCAGCACCCCAGTTAGCCTACCCTGCTTTGAAGTCAATAGCGCAGAAGGCTGGCAACTGGGATAGTGCTGGAGGGGTTAAATTTGGTTTGGTTAATGAAATTATTAGGCTAACCAATGTATTAGTAAGCGGTCAAAATGGCTGGGAAACAATTCCTTTTGATGTAGCAATTAAAAGGGAATTAATAGACGAAGATGAAGAAGCAGAAATTCTAAGTTCCCTAGTTTTTTTTACAGCAATCTCCAAGGTAGCCCCGAAAGACCTGAAAGGTTCTTTCTTGGAGATGGCAGGGGTGTTACGAAATTGGGTACTTACATTATCGGATTGTACGGAGTATCTGAATGGTTTGCCGACATTGACAAAGCAAGGGAATACTGGAAAGAAAGTCAAGGAATCATCGCTTATATCCTAGACTTTTTTAGTACCGCTGGCTTTTCAGAATTTATGAAAGAATTTGGCAATAAGTGGGTTGATGTGCAAGAATACCAACAAAGGCATTTAATTAAGGCAATTAATAATAAGTCAATTTTTTAATCGAGGAATATCATGGCAACTAAGTCGATTATTGAAATTGACATTCTTGACGATAAATTCAAAGCCTTTCAAAAAGAATTTGAAAAATATCAAAAAGCAGTTAAAGGAATGCCAAAAGATTGGCAAAAAGTTAATTCTGCTTTAGGTGAAATAGAAGCATCTCAAAAACGATTCAATAAATCGCTTTCTGATGGTGCTAAAACTCTCCGTGATGTTTCCTATACCACAGGCAATATTGCAAGAAATCTTGCCTCTGGGGCGGCTTCTGTTGCCAAATGGATTGCTTTAGGAGCACTTGGTCTTGGTGCTAGTGCAGTTGCTCTTGCAGGATCAGCAAGTGATTATCGAAAAAGAGCATCAGGAATTGGAACTAGCACAGGCGGTTTAAGAGCCTCAGAAGTATCTTTTGGTAGATATATTAATCCTGAAAGTGCTTTAACCAATATTGCCGATATTCAATCAGATTTAAGTCGTAGGCAAATTTTATCTAGATTAGGTGGCGGTCAAGGAGATACAGCGGAACAATTACCCGCTGTTATTCGTAGTGCTGTTAATTTATTTAAACAAGGTGGTCAAACCCAACAATTTGCCGAAGCTGTTGGATTAACACAAGTATTTTCTTTACAAGAATTAAGAAGGCTTGCATCTTTAAATCAAAAAGAACTTGAAGATACCATCAAAGAATTTAATGATACTAGAAAAAAACTTCAAGTATCTGATTCTGATTCAAAGTCTGTTCAAGATTTTTATGTAAATTTAAAAATTGCTGGTCAGCAAATAGAAACAAGTTTAATTAAAGTTTTAGCACCTCTTTCAGAACATTTTTCACAATTATCAAAAGTAATTGGCGATGAGTTAGGTAAATCCATTACTGAACTTGCTACATATTTAAGTAGTCCAGATGGAACTCAAGCATTAAAAGATTTTTTTGAAGGAATAAAAATAATTACAGAATTTATTTTTAGCACTTTTGGTGCAATTCCACAAGTAAAAAGAGGTTTAACTATTGCTGGTCAAAAAATATTTGGGGATTCTACAGATATTGCTGGCAGGGGTACATCAAATTTAACTGAAAAATCTGCTGTTGCATTGCAATATTTTATGGGTCAAGGTTTTTCAAAAGCACAGGCTTCTGGAATTGTTGGTAATTTGTTACAAGAAAGTGGGTTGAACATTGGGGCTGTTGGAGACAAAGGAAAAGCTTTTGGTATTGCACAATGGCATCCAGATCGTCAAGCTGAATTTGCTAGAGTTTTTGGGCATGATATTCGTTCTAGCAGTTTTTCAGAACAACTACAGTTTGTTGTATATGAATATATGAATAAAGAAAAAAAGGCATACCAAGATTTGATGCACCAAAGTACTGTATCTGGTTCAGCAGAATCTGTATCAAAAGGATATTTAAGACCTTCTCAAGAAGCAGAAAATTTACCAAGAAGAATACAGTTAGCTAATGCTGTTAGTGTCAATATAAGTAATAATACAGGCGGAAATGCTACTGCCACAGTTAATGCTATGCCGGGAGCACAAACACAATGAGTTCTACAGGACAAACCATATTTTCGGCTCTTTTTGAAGATGCTCCAATTATTTTTCAAGATGGCATTGCTTCTGCTTTGCCGGGTGGAATATTGCCAGTAACACTAATTACTGAAGTTTTTGATGTGCCGGGCATTATTAATGGTCAATTATTTGCTAAATATAGACCTGTGCCGGGTGGTACTTTGGCTGATTGGCAAATAGCAGAATATCCTTTTGCTAGTTTACAAGTAGCGGCTAATGCTGTTATTCAACAACCATTAAAAATTAGCATGATGATGATTTGCCCTGCTCAAAATAATGGTGGTTTAATATTTAAACAAGCTATTTTGACCGCTTTAAAATTGGCAGTAGAAAGTCATATTTTATCAGGAGGCAGTTTTACTGTTATTACTCCTGCTTTTACATATTTTAATTGCTTATTAACCAATATCAGGGATATAACCCCACCAACAGATAAACAAGCTCAATATTTATTTCAATGGGATTTTGAACAACCATTAATTACTAAATCTGGTGCAGAGCAAATATTAAGCAATTTGATGAGTAAATTTGATGGCGGATTGCCAGCTTCATTTAATCTTAATTCACCTTGGGGACAACCTACAAGCACTCAAGTTCCTGTTTATAACAGTTTGCTTCCAAATGAAAGCATTGTGCAATGACCACAGTTTCTTTTAACCCAAGCCCAAATGCAAATTTTCAATTTAATGCAACTTTTGATGGTCGCAGTTATGTAGTTGTTTGCACATACAATAACTATTCCCCTAGGTATTACATAAATATCTATGATAGTGCTCGTAATTTAATTGTTACTAGAGCAATGGTAGGAAGTCCAGATAACTATGATATTAATTTATTGTTTGGATACTTTAATACTTCTACGATGGTTTATAGAGTAAGTAATAGTCAATTTGAAATAACTCCATGAGATATTATGCTATTACTATTAGTCCTAGTGAACAAAGCACAACTAGCTTTGCACCTATAACTTTTAGTACATTAACTCAAGCAAAAACCAATAATGGATCTGCTTTATTGGTAGAACTTGATATATTTCAAACTTTTTATCATCAACCAGCCCAAAATGGTTATGTAAAAATTAAAGGTGTTCCTTTTCCTTATTTAAATCAAGCATCAAATTTTAATTTTGCAAGAATTCAAATAGAAGTAGGAATGTCAGTTGGATTGCCTTTTGCTAATTTTAAACAAGCTGGAATTATTATTGATGGAATTATTTTTCAATCTTTTGGTAATTGGCAAGGAAATGAAGTTAGTTTGGATTTGGTTGTTATTAATGCAAATTACAGCCCAAATACAGAAATTAATTTGCCATTTCAATGGTTATCCAAAAGTAAAAATCAAACTTTAGAATCTGCTGTTAGGCAAACTTTATCTACTGCTTATAAAGGAGTTCCTATATATGGCAAATTTAGTGATAATTTAATATATACAGAAGATTTATGGGGCTTTAATTATAAAAATTTAATTTCTTTTGGTAAGTCAATAAATGATTTAAGCAAACAAGTTTTAACAGACCCAGAATATTCTGGAGCAAGTATAGCCAGCACTTCTACTGGATTTTTGCTTTTTGATAATTCTTATACCCCAACTAAAACTACTGAATTACAAACCACAGATATTATTGGAAATATTACTTGGATTAATGTAAATACTATCCAAATAAAAGTTGTAATGAGGCATGATATAGAAATTGGTCAATATATTACTGTTCCAAAAGGCATACCAATTATAAATTTAACCAATAATTATTCTCAATATAGATATACTTATGCTTTTAAAGGCAACTTTACAGTAGATTCAGTTCGTCATGTTGGCAATAGTCGTCAGGCTGATGCTAATAGTTGGATAACAATTATTAATGCTTATATATCAGTATGACCGCTTCTTTAAAAACCCCCTTAGCAGTTAGTCTTAATAATTTTTCTGAACAAAAAATTAAAGACTATGCACAGACTTTAGGTCAAATATTGCCATGTTCTGTAGTTGCTGTTGATGGTTCTATAGTAACTGTAAATTTTGAAGTATTGGGTGGAAAATTAACTATTCCTCAAATTACTGTTCCTATTGCTGAAAGTCAATATACAAGGCTTCCAATTCAAGTAGGCGATACAGGCATTTGTATTGCCGCAGATGCAAGGCTGGGTGGCATTACAGGGCTTGGGCAAGGATTAGCACCTCTTGGGCAACCATCTAATCTTGGTGGTCTTGTTTTTTTACCTATTTCTAATAAAAATTGGTTTTCTGTTGATGGTCAATATTTGGTTCTATATGGACCTTCTGGGGTAGAAATAACCACAATAAATCAAGATTGCAAGCTGACTTTAAATTCTTCAGGAATTACAATAAACCTTAATGGTGGAAATTTAATAGTTAATAATGGAAATACAACTATGAATGGTAATTTAACAGTTAATGGCAGAATTACTGGCAATAATGGATTCTATATTAGTAATACTGGTGGTTCTGGAGCAACTATGCAAATTACTGGAGATATTGAACAAACTGGTAATTATGCTAATACTGGAACTATAACCAATAATAATAAAGATATTGGAAGCACTCATAGGCATTCTGGTGTTCAAACTGGTAGCGGAGATACAGGAATTCCAATATGAGAAGTTATGGAAAAAACGAACAAGGTCAATGGGTAGAAATAACCGAAACTTCCTATATTTGGCTTGCTACACTAGCACAAACCCTTAGATTAAATGAAGGTGAAAGCCCTTTTTATTCAAATTATGGTATTCCAGCCCACGATTCAGTTATGACTCAAGTTGCTCCTAATGCGGCTATAAATAGAACTCAACAGCAATATGCTCCATACTTTGCCAGTTTGACTGTTTATAAAGACCCGAATACCATAACACCAACTTATAGAATTAGTGCTGTTTTCCAGAATGGCACAACCATTCAAACTTCAGTACCAACATAAGGATAATTCATGGCAACTTTAACTTCGGCAGGGGCAATACCAGCAACTCCTACAGATTTACAAAATGCTGAATTAGCCGCCGCTACTGCTTTATCTCCCGGTCTAACTGCTAATTTGCCGGGTTCTTTAATTGAGGATTTAGCATCTACAGCCGCTGGTGCTTTAATTGTTCAAGATCAGGCTTATGTAGATTTGATTAATTCCATTAGTCCATATTCTGCTAATGCTTTTATTCTTTCTCAATTAGGTGCAGTTTATGGTGTTAAACAAGGAGTTGGTGCTAATACTTCTGTTTATGTAACTTTTAGCGGTCTTGCTGGATATGTTATTCCTGTTGGATTTACTGTATCAGATGGTAATTATCAATATACAGTTCAAGATGGCGGAATTATAGAAACTGGTGGTCAAAGTGCGGCTTTGTATTGCCTTGCAACCACTCAAGGTTCTTGGGCAGTTCCTGTTGGTACAGTTACTCAAATTATCACTTCAGTTCCATCAGGGTATTCCCTTACTTGTACCAATTTAACTGCTGGAGTTCCGGGTCAAGCCGCACAATCTTTGCAAGATTATCAAGCTCAAGTTATTCAAGCTGGATATGTAACTTGCCAAGGTTATCCAACATTTTTAAAAACTTTATTGCAACAAGTATCTGGGGTTCAAGCAAGATTAATTTCAATTAGAGTTCCACAAGCAAACCAATGGGAAATTATTGTTGGCGGTGGAGATCCTTATGCGGTTGCAGATGCTATTTTTAAAGCAACTCCTGATATTTCAACATTAGTAGGCTCTACTTTAGAAGTTAATGGCTTTACCAATGCAACCAATGGGGTTGTAACCACTAATTTGAATCATGGATATTCAACTGGTCAAGTTGTTCAAATTGCTGGTGTAACACCTAGCACTTTTAATGGTACTTATACCATTACAGTTCTTACAGAAAACACATTTAAAGTAAATGTTAATACAACCAGTTTTGGTAGTTATACAAGTGGTGGTGTAGTAACACCTAATTTGAGAAATATCACAGTATCTATTAATGATTATCCTGATACTTATGGCATTACATTTGTAAACCCGCCAGTTCAAACAGTTTCCATGACTGTTACTTGGAATACCATTTCTACTAATTTAGTATCACCATCATCGGTTGCTTCTTTAGCACAACCAGCATTAACTAATTATATTAATAGTATTTATGTTGGTCAGCCAATAAATGTATTTGAATTACAAAATGTATTTCAAGCATCTATAGCAAGTATTATTCCACCAAGTTTATTATCAAGAATGGTATTTGTTGTGGCAATTAATGGAATGGATGTATCTCCAGAATCAGGAACAGGATTAATTTATGGCGATCCTGAAAGTTATTTTTCTACAACTAATTCATTAATAACAGTAACTCAGGGCTGATTATGATTGTAAAAAATCTTCCAGCTTATTTATATCAGGAATATGATAATGATCCTGATATATTGCCATTTTTTGAAGCCTATAATGATTTTTCACAAACAAATTTAGATACATTAAATAATCTAAATTTACCAATTTATACAAAATTATCAGGTGATTTATTGGATTGGGTTTCATTAGGTATTTATGGCACTTTAAGACCAGCATTACCTACACCAACAACTAGTTCACCATTAGGTGTATATAACACTATTGCATATAACACTACACCATATTCACAAAATATTGGTGGTGGTTCTAGTTCATCTTATGTAGTAACAGATGATTATTTTAAAAGAATATTAACTTGGAATTTTTATAAAGGTGATGGTTTTCAATATAACACCACTTGGTTAAAAAGAAGAATTAAGCAATTTATTGAAGGTGTAAATGGAGTTCCTATAAATTTAGATAATACTTATGAAGTAAGTGTTACTTATACTTATCCAAATACTGTAAATATTCATATTCCAAATTCAGATGCGGCAAATATTATGACTTCTGGTTTGGCTTCTGGTGCTCTACATGTTCCATTTCAATATGTTTATGTAGTTAATAGTGAAGTTGTAGAAGTTAATTGGGAAAATAATTCTAGTGCAACTATCACTTGGAAAAATAATTCAAGTGTAACAGTCCCTTGGACTAAAAATTAAAGGATTAAATATGACAGTTCCATATACATTTGCAACCGCAAACTCTCCGATTCCATTAGAAGAATTGGATGTTAATTTTGCTACTCCTATTACTTTAGGAACTACTCCTGTTGTATTGGGCGGAACATACCCAGATTTTGGGGTATCTGGTTCTTCTGGTGCTTCTGGAAAATCTGGATTTAGCGGATATTCTGGATATTCTGGTGGTGGCGGAGCCGCAAGTGGTGTTTCTTATAACGAAGGCGGGTCTGGTGCAGTTACAAGAACTGTGCAAGCAAAATTGCAAGAATCAATTTCTGTTAAAGATTTTGGTGCTACTGGTGATGGATCAACAAATGATACAACTGCCATTAATAATGCTTTGTCAGCAGTTTATTCAACTGGTCAAGGATTATATTTTCCTGCTGGAAATTATATTTATAACGGAGCAGGCAACCTTGGAAATGGTGTAGTAATTCATGGTGATGGAGAAAATGCAACTCTTATTTATTCTGCCTTATCTTCTCCATCGGGCGGTTATTTATTTAATGCCTATGGATATGGTTCTGGAATACAAGGAATGGGCTTCCAAGCCAATACTACTCAAACTGGTGGTAGTTATGTTGTATTAAGTGGACCTCAATCATTTATTTCTGAATTTGAAATGAATGGAGATTACAACGGAATTTTGATGACAGGCAATGTATCAAGAATCCGTCATGGTCGCTTTCAAAATGGCGCATCAGGAGCAATTCGTATTCGTGCAGAAGGCGGAGATAATAGTCAATTAATTGAAGATGTTTTGATGGGAGCACAAGAACCACAAATATCTGCGGCTGGTATTCGTGTAAGAAATTCTGCGGCTTTAATTATTAGTAATACTTCTGTTATTGAGCAAGGTGTTGGATTACTTGTTGATCCATATTCTTCATCTAGTGGTGCTTCAGATTCAGGAAATGTGGAAAGTCTATATGTTCTTAATTGCTTTTTTGATACTAGCAGTAATAATGGTATTCGTATTACCCCAACAGGAAATGCTAGTGTAATTCGTTGTCGCTTTGCCGATGTATGGACTGGATCAGCTACCAATGATGGTATTTATATTAATAATTCTGGTTCTGGATTGCTTCAAGGCATGCATTTTGAATCTTGTCATTCAGTATTAAATGGTGGAGCAGGATTAACTACTGGCGGTACAGTATCAGATATTGTTGTAAATGGTGGTGAATTTTGTCAAAACCTATATGGAGTATATTTTAATAATGGTGCTACTCATGTAAGAGTAGAAAATGCCACAGTTGGTGCTGGAGCAGGATTATCAGGAAATTCATCAATAGGAATTGTAGTTAATAGTGGTTGTGATTATTTCACTATTACTGGTAATGATTTATCTGGTAATGGAGCAACATTATCTATTCCAGCTACTAATAACAGATATGTTAATAATAATCTTGGAATGACTAGCCCTGATGTTGCCGCTGGAAATAGTAGTAATGGTGGCGGAACTACAACCATAAGTCATAATCTTGGAGTTGCTCCACAACCTTATAACATTATTATTAGCCCTAATAGTGGTTGGAGTGACACTATTTATGTTAATACCACCACAATAACTTCTACCACTTTCCAAGTTGGTGGTGGAAGTGGTTATTTTGCTTGGCAAGCAAAAATTGGTAATTAAATTAACTTAAAAATGCTTAATATTCTATACAATATGGTTAATTGCTTGGTGATGCGGGCTAACAAGATTAAGGACAACTTATGACAGTTCAGCTTTATGCCAACAATGCAAAAACCACATTAGCGGCTCCTATTTCTAGCACTGCTACAACCATTACAGTAGCACCCGGAACTGGTGTTTTATTCCCAAATCCGACTACTGGACAAGTATTTGCCGTCACTTTAAATAGTGTTTCTTCCCCAACTGTTTATGAAATTTGTTATTGCACTGCAAGATCAACAGATACATTAACAGTAATTAGAGGTCAAGAAGGCACTACCCCAACTGCATTTCTTTTGAATGATATTGTTGGCAATTTTGATACTGCTGGTGTTATGGCTAATTTAATTCAGCCAGATCAACTTCAAAATGGTAAATACACTTATGCAAATGCTGGTGGAACAGCCAATGCTTTAACTGCCACAATTACATCGAACTTTACAACTTTGCCAGATGGATTTAATTTCATCATAAAAGCTGGCGCAACCAATACAGGAAGTTCAACATTAGTAGTAACTTTAGGCTCTACTATTTTGGCTTCAAAACCTATAGTAAAAGGGGCTAATATTGATTTATCAGCAGGAGATATTGCAGAAGCTGGTTATCCTATTTCATTAACTTATAGTTCAACTTTTGATGCTTATGTAATGAATAATCCTTCAAATGGATCTTCATCATCTCAATTTTTGGCTTCTACAAATGGTTATCAAATTCTGCCAAGTGGAATCATTATTCAATGGGGTCAATCAGGTACTAGTTCTGGAAGTACTACTGTTACTTTCCCACTTGCATTTCCTAATGCAGTTTGGTCATTTCAAACCACCATTTTTGGAAATGGCGGATCTGGTGGCTGGGGTACTGTAGAAGCTACTAGTTATGGTTCTTTATCATCAATGACAGTTTATAGTGCAGCTTTTGGGTCTGCTTCTGATACCCCTGCAAATGGTAGTTTTAGCTTTTCTTGGATAGCTATTGGCAATTAACAAAGGAAAATATTATGTCTTATAACTATGGAAGCCCTATCACAGGCACTCTTACAGGAACTACAGCAACTGTTGGTATTCCTAATTTAGTATATCCAACAACTTTAGTTTTAAATTCTGCTGCTGGTGGTCGTGCAATTCAATTATCTTTTGATAATGGCACAACTTTTTATTCTGCTGTAACTCCTACTGGAACTGAAACAGGTCAAATCTACTATGTGTTGACCTTCCCAGTTACTACAGTAAAATTTACTGGAGCAGCCAACGATACATATAGCATCATTTAATAGTGCTTAGATAGGACTTGCCATGACAATTCTGTTATTTGCCAATCAAGCGCAAACCACATTAGCTCAACCAGTTGGATTTACTGATACCACCATTACAGTTGCTAGTGGTACTGCACAATATTTTCCACAACCCATTGCAGGACAAGCCTTCAAACTTACTTTAATTAATGCTACTAATGAATTAATTACTGAAATTTGTAATGTCACCAATGTAACTGGTGATGTTTTAACATTACAAAGAGCACAAGAGGGAACTGTTGCTCGTCAATGGCAAATTGGAGATTTTGCGGCTAACTTAGTTACTGCTGGAACTATGCAATCCTTTGGACAAGGTTATGCAGTTAGCGGTCAATCTGGTTATTCTGGTTATTCTGGTTTTTCTGGAACAGGAACTTCTGGATTTAGCGGTTTTTCAGGAATTAATGGCACTAATGGAACATCAGGAATAAGCGGTTATTCGGGATTTAGTGGTAGCGGAATTTCAGGATTTAGTGGAATTTCAGGTTATAGCGGAGATAATGGAATTTCTGGCTATAGCGGTTTTAGTGGATATTCAGGAATTTCTGTATCAGGTTATAGCGGATATAGCGGTTATTCTGGAACAGGAAGTTCAGGCTATTCTGGATATAGCGGATCTGGTATTTCGGGTTTTAGTGGTTATAGCGGAAATTCTGGATTATCAGGTTTTTCAGGAAGCGGTATTTCTGGTTATTCTGGCTCTGGTATATCTGGATTTTCTGGATATTCAGGAGCATCAATTAGCGGATTTTCAGGATATTCTGGAAGTGGAATATCTGGATTTAGTGGAATATCTGGATTTAGCGGAGTTGGTCTAAGTGGCTTTTCAGGCTATTCTGGTATTGGCACTAGTGGATTTAGCGGATTTTCTGGCTATAGTGGATCAGGTATTTCTGGATATAGTGGATCAGGAATAAGCGGATTTAGTGGCTATTCAGGAATTGCTACAAGTGGCTATAGTGGATATTCAGGAGCATCTACATCAGGCTTTTCTGGATATAGTGGAAGCGGTATATCAGGTTTTTCAGGTTATTCTGGATCTGGTATTTCAGGTTATTCTGGTCAATCCGTTTCTGGTTTCTCAGGATTTAGTGGAACAAGCGGATATTCTGGAAGTGGAATAAGCGGATATTCTGGATATAGTGGAACACAAGGTGCATCCATTAATATCAAAGGTTCTGTTCCTACATCAGCAGATTTACCGCCTACAGGCAATCAACCCAATGATGCTTACATTACTACTGATACTGGCGATCTTTGGATTTGGAATGGCACAGCTTGGTTTGATGCTGGCACTATTGTTGGTGCTTCAGGTCAATCAGGTTTTTCAGGATTTAGTGGCTATAGCGGAATTGGAACTTCTGGATTTTCTGGTATTTCTGGGTATAGCGGAATTTCAGGTTATTCTGGAAGCGGTGTAAGTGGATTTTCTGGTTATAGTGGTAGTGGAATAAGCGGTTATAGCGGAAGCGGAATTTCTGGTTTCTCTGGATATTCAGGAATAGGAACATCAGGATTTAGTGGCTATAGCGGTAGTGGTGTTTCTGGTTATTCTGGAAGTGGAGTATCTGGTTTCTCAGGCTATAGTGGTTCTGGAGTAAGCGGATTCTCAGGATATAGCGGTTCTGGAACTTCTGGTTTTTCTGGTTATTCTGGCTATTCTGGTATTGGTTTATCAGGCTATTCTGGATATTCTGGCTCTCCCGGTGCTGGTGGTACGATTGCTAACTATGGTTTGTTTAGCGATACAACTACTCAAACTAATGCTGGTGCAACTTCTCAAAATTTAATTACTTTAAATACCACCAATTATTCAAGTGGAGTTAGTGTAGTTTCAGGTTCACAAATTACTTTTGCTAATTCTGGAACTTATTTTGTTAATTTACTTGGACAGTTTATTACTACTGGTGGTGGCTCTAACTATGAAGTAACAGTTTGGTATGCCATTAATGGTTCTATTGTTACTGAATCTGGATTTACTTTTACAACTGCTGGTGTAAATAATCAGGTTCTTGCTAATGTGGAATTTTTATACAATGCAACTGCTAATGATTACATTCAGTTTTATTGGTGGTCAAACAATACCTACATGGAATTGCAACCACTTGCATCAAATACTAGCCCAACAAGACCAGCCTCTCCTTCTGTCAATGTGGTTGTTAATCAAGTCACTTATACACAATCTGGTTATAGCGGATTTAGCGGATTTAGCGGAATTTCGGGCTATTCAGGAATTTCAGGTTATTCAGGAATTTCTGGTTATAGCGGAAGTGGTATATCTGGATATTCTGGATCAGGCATTTCAGGATTTAGTGGTTACTCTGGATCAGGAACTTCTGGATTCTCAGGTTATTCTGGGATTGGTACTTCAGGATTCTCTGGAACTTCTGGTTATTCTGGTGCAACAGTTTCGGGATACTCTGGATTTTCTGGAATTTCAGGATATTCAGGAATAGCGGTATCTGGATATAGTGGATACTCTGGTTCAGGAATTTCAGGTTTTTCTGGTGCTTCTGGTATTAGCGGATATTCTGGTGCGGCTTTAAGTGCTACTTATACTAGAACAAGCATTACTGCTTCTGCAAGTCAAACCACATTTACTGTTTCTTATACAGTTGGATATGTTGAAGTTTATCTAAATGGTGTATTGCTAAATGGTTCTGATTACACAGCTACTAATGGCACAAGCATTGTTTTAACAACTGCCGCTAATAGTGGTGATATTTTTGAAGCTATTGCATTTAATACAGTAAATATTGGCTTGGCTGGTAATATTTCTGGTGGTGCGGCAAGTCAAGTTGTCTATCAAACTGGTGCAAATACGACTGGATTTATTGCCAATGGCACAAGCGGTCAAGTATTAACTAGCAATGGTGCTTCAGTACCAACTTGGACTAATCCATTATCAACAAGTTCTGCAAATACTTGGACTGCAACACAAACATTTAATGGCACTTCTAGCAGTCTTGCGGCTGATTTATTAAATGTGGCAGAAAATGTATATTTAGTATCTGGTTATCCTGCTTCTACACAAAACTATTATTTAAATAATGGTTCGGTGCAATACTATACAAGTAATGCTTCTAATAACTGGACTATTAATTTAGTATTTAGTAGCGGAACTTCAATGGGTTCGTCTTTATCTGTTGGTCAATCTGTAACTATGGCTCTTTTAACTGCTCAAGGTTCTAGTGCTTTTTATAACACTTCTATTCAAGTTGATGGAACAACTGGTGGAGTGACTACAATTTGGCAAGGTGGAGCACCAACTAAAGGTAATACAAGCGGTGTTGATGTTTATACTTATACAGTTATTAAAACTGCGGCAACTCCAACTTATACTGTTTTAGCTACTCAAACTCAATTTAAATAATATGCCAACAATCATTACAAGAGGTGGTGCATCTGCTAAAGCCTTTGGTTTTGCTGGAGGTGCTGGTGGTGCTGTTCCTGTAACAGTTTCATATTTACTTGTAGCTGGTGGTGGTGCTGGTGTTGGTATTGGATATTGTTGTTCTACTGGAGGTGGCGGTGGCGGTGGTGCTGGCGGTTTTCTTAATGGAACAGCAGTATTAATACCTTCAAAAACTTATACTATTACAGTAGGTGGTGGTGGATGTGTTTATGCTCCATGTGGAACTGGTCAAGGGTTTAATACTGTTTTATCAGGTTGTGGATTTGCTACATTAACTTCCTATGGCGGTGGTCGTGGTGGAGATAATGGAAGCAATGGATTTAATGGTGGATCAGGTGGTGGTGCGGCTTGTGGCGGTCGTTCACCCGGCTCTGGCACTTCTGGGCAAGGCAATAGAGGTGGCTATGGAACTTGTTGCTTATATGCTGGTGGCGGTGGTGGCGGTGGTGCTGGTTCTGTTGGTGGGCAACCTTGTGGTGGCTCAGGAAAAACTTGGTCAGTAAATGGTGTAACTTATGCTGGCGGTGGTGGTGCTGGTAGAAATGGTGGAAATGGTTCTGGTGGCTCTGGAGGTGGTGGCGGAGGCGGAAACCATGTAGGAAGCAAAGGTGCAAGATTTACTGGCGGTGGTGGTGGCGGTGGCAACCAAGGCTATCCTGGATCTGCTGGTGGATGTGGTGTTGCCATTATTGCCTATTGCTCCCCACAAAAATTAGCTGGTGGTTGCATAACTACTTGCGGTAGCAAAATTTTCCATACTTATTTCATTTCAGGAACTATTACTGGTTACTGTAGTGCTAAATCTTGCAGAACTTATACAACACCGGGAACATATAGTTGGGTCGCTCCTGCTGGTGTAACTTCAGTATCAGTTGTTGCAGTAGGTTCTGGTGGATTTAACTATCCTGCTGGTGGTGGTGGATTAGGCTGGAAGAATAATATTGCTGTAACACCCGGCAGTTCTTATACAGTTCAGGTAGGCGGATCAGTAAATTGCAGAGATAGTTGGTTTTGTTCTCCCACTTTAGTAAAAGGTGGCGGTGGTGGACAAGGCAATGGTCCCAATAGTCCCGGTGCTGGTGGAACTTTCGTAGGTGATGGTGGTGGTAATGGTGGTAATGGCGGTGGCAATGGTGGACCCGGCAGTTCTGGTTCTGGTGGAGCAGGAGGATATACAGGTAATGGCGGAAGTGGATCACCATATACTGCTCAAGCAGGATCAGGCGGTGGCGGTGGAGGTGGTGGCGGTCACTATGGATCAGGTGGAGGCGGTGGTGTAGGTATCTGCGGTCAAGGCTCTAATGGCTATGCTGGTTATTGCGGAAATCAGGGTCGTGGAGGCGGTGGTGGAAGCGGTGGAACTACTGGAGGTAGTGGTTGCTATTGGCATTCAGGAAATAACTATGCTGGCTTATATGGCGGTGGCGGTAATTGTTCTAGAGGTGCTGTCAGAATTGTCTGGCCGGGAACAACTCGTCAATTTCCATCTACTTGTGTAGGAAATCAAACTTTACCAGCAGGATCTTTTATCGCCTATTACTTAGTTGTTGGTGGGGGTGGTTCAGGATATAGCAATAATAGTTCAGGCTCTGGTGGTGGAGGCGGTGCTGGTGGTTTAAAACATGGTGCAGTTACTTTAACTACAGGATCAACTTATACAGTTACCATTGGTGGCGGTGCATCTCCAAATGCTCAAGGTAATGCTACATCATTGTCATGTATTGTTACTTGTGGCGGTGGTGCTGGTGGTTATGGATCACCTAGAAGTTATGGCACTAATAATAATCCCGGTGGATGTGGAGCTTCTGGTGGCGGTGGCGGAGCTTATGGCAAGAATAATAATTGTTGTGCTCATGGCGGTTATGGAATCTCTGGTCAAGGACATAATGGCGGTGCTGGCGGAACTCAAAATGGTGGTGTCTATGGCGGAGGCGGAGGTGGTGCTGGTGCTGTAGGTTATAACGGATATGGTTGTTCACCTCATTGTGGACAAGGCGGTATCGGTTATCAATGGATGGATGGAAATTACTATGCTGGAGGTGGCGGTGGTGGAAATACCAGTTGTTATCCTGCGGCTATTGGTGGACTAGGCGGTGGTGGTACAGGAGGTGTATATACACCTTGTACAACTAATGGAACTTCTGGTGCGGCTAATACTGGTGGTGGTGGCGGTGGTACTGCTTACAATTATGGAAGATCAAATATTGGTGGTTCAGGAGGATCTGGAGTTGTAATTATTGCTTCTTGCAGAACAGCTTCATCAACTACTGGTTCACCTACATATAGTTGTATGGGCGGTAGAAAAACTTATAAATTTACTTCTTCTGGAACAATTACTTTTTAAAGTAGGAATAAATATGTCGCATTTTGCAAAAATTGAAAATGGAATAGTTACTCAAGTTATTGTGATAGAACCAGAGGTTCTAAGCCAAGGTCATTGGGGAGATCCTGCGGATTGGGTTCAAACTTCTTATAACACAAAAGGCAATCAACATCCTGAAGGAAAACCATTAAGAGGAAATTTTGCTGGTATTGGTTATATTTATGATAAAGAAAATGATGTATTTTATGCACCTCAACCTACTCCAGAGCATATTTTAAATAAACAAACATGGTTATGGGAACTCCCAAAAGAAGGAAAGTAATATGACAATATCTAGAAACTTATCCAAATTAGCTGAAGGCGCAAGTTCTTGTGGAGTTCTT